ATTTACATTTGGCTGCGTAAAAACGGTAGCAACGTGGCAAACACCGCGACCACGGTTGCTATTCAAGGCGCGGCGGCGCGAACGGTTGCCGCTTGGAACTTCATCATCCAGTTAGAACCCACCCATTACGTTGAATTGATGTGGGCAACGGATGATACGAGCGTTAGAATTTTGTCAGCCACCGCCACAAGCGTGTGGCCCGCAATTCCGTCAGTTATTTGCACGATCACACAGGTCAACAACCTGTAATTTCCCCACAGGAGAACGACGATGCCCTTAGATAGTGATGTTCCAAACGGCGATGAGCAGCTCCATGTTGAGTTTTTTATTGCCAAAGACGTTGACCCGAAATGGGACGGTAAACCGTTTGTGCGGATCAACATCCCTGGCGATAAGACAAGTATCGTCGAGCAGCCGGTTCGCGAAGACCACAAAGCGCGTTTCCCGCGGCAATGGCTTTACTTTCAGATGAAGCAAAGCGAGCTTGAGGGTCCGCAGATCCTTGGCACGTCGCTCGAGACGTGGCGCACCGAATCGCCAGAAGATTTAACGAAAGGGCATATCGAGGAGCTTCGCATCCTCAAGTTCCAGACCGTTGAGCAGATTGCGGCAGCATCCGATCAGCAGCTGCAGAGAATTGGCATGGGCGGTCCAGGATTGAGAGAGCGAGCGAAGGCGTACTTAAATCGCAAAACGCGGTCTGAGGCGCAAGTAGAATTGGATCAAACCAAAAAGCAGCTCGAGGAGCTTCAGGCTCAAATGTCTGAGCTTTTGGCTGCTCGCAAACCTGGGCGACCGAAAAAGGTCGCGGAGGGATAGTTAGATGAGCACAACGACGATGCTGCAGCTGGTTCAGCAAGTGACCGCTGAACTTGGCTTACCGATCCCCTCTACGGTTGCTGGCAATCCAAACCAGGACGTAGTTCAGATTCTGGCGTTAATGAACGCAACGGGATACGAGCTGCTTCGTCGCGCTGATTGGAGAGAACTGACCAAACAGCACTCTTTTTACACCGAAGCGCTGTCGACAACGGGAACCTGGTCCACCTCTAGCTATACGATCACCGGCATCCCGTCGACAGCGACTTTGGACACCACTTACCAAGTCCAGGGCGTTGGCATTCCGAATGCTACTTACGTCACCGCGGTGCCCTCAAGCACGTCAGTTACGGTGAACTATGAACCCACCCAGGCTCAGGTAAACGGAACGCTGACGTTTCAAAAGGTCAAATATGACCTCCCGGCGGACTATAACTCCTCAGTCAACCGCACCCATTGGGACAAGAGCAAACGTTGGGAAATGCTCGGCCCTGAGTCGCCGCAGCAATGGGAATGGCTGCTCTCGGGTTACATCAGCACCGGCCCGCGTATTCGCTATCGACTGCTTGGCAAGTATTTCCAGATTTGGCCAGGCATGAATGCGGGCGAGCTACTCGGTTTTGAGTACCGCAGCGTTTCCTGGGCGGCTTCTGTTACCGGAGCGCCAAAGACCAGCTTTACCGCAGACAACGACACTTGCATCTATCCCGATCGCGTGATGGTGCTGTCGACCAAACTCAAGTATTTCGAGGCAAAAGGCTTCGATACAACGGCAATTTTCCGCGATTACTTAATGGAGCTTGAGACAGCGATTGCCCAAGATACGGGCGCAGCAAACCTATCGTTTGCTCCGCGTCCTGGCACCGTGTTGATCGGTTACGACAATATCCCAGATTCGGGTTACGGAGCTGAGAACTTCTAATGGTTGTCGCACGTCGCAGATTGGTGCAGAAATCTCGAGCGAACGTCGCTTCGCTGCCCGCACCCGTGGGCGGCTGGAACGCGAGAGATTCGCTTGCCAACATGGCACCAACGGATGCGGTTACGCTGGAGAACTTTTTTCCGAGCGTATCCAACGTCAATTTGCGCGGTGGGTATACCAAACACGCAACCGGACTGCCTGATGACGTAGAAACTTTGATGAGCTACTCGGGAGCAGCGACCGACAAACTCTTTGCAGTATCAGATGGCAAAATTTACGACGTAACTTCTGCCGGTGCAGTCGGTGCTCCGGCGGTTAGCAGCCTGACTAATTCTAGGTGGCAGTACACTAACGTGACCACCTCGGGCGGCAATTATTTGTATGCCGCAAACGGTGTCAACAAACCGTTGCTGTACAACGGATCGACCTGGACGGCAATTGATGGCGTTTCAAGCCCAGCGATTACCGGGGTGACGACGACGACGCTAAACCATCCAACGCTATTCAAAAATCGGGTGTGGTTTACGCAAAAAGATACTCTAAAAGCTTGGTATCTGCCGACCTCAAGTGTCGGTGGGGCGGCTCAGTCTTTTGACCTGTCAGCGATCGCAAGGCTTGGCGGATACTTGGTGTCAATGGCGAGCTGGACCATTGATGCGGGTTACGGCGCAGACGATAACTTAGTTTTTGTCACGAACAACGGCGAAGTTATTGTTTATCGCGGGACGGACCCCTCTAGCGCGTCAACCTGGGCATTGATCGGCGTATGGATTGTCGGTGCTCCAATTGGAGAGCGCTGCTTAATGAAATACGGCGGTGATTTGCTGGTGCTGACCCTCGATGGCCTGATACCGCTGGCTTCCGCCCTGCAGAGCTCAAGATTAGATCCCCAGGTCGCGCTATCAGACAAGATCCAGGGCGCTTTTGCCGCAGCCGCTGCGACCTACGGCAACAATTTCGGTTGGTGTTTGCTTTACAACGCCAAAAACAACGCACTAATTGTCAACGTCCCGGTAAGGGATGGCGGGCAAGAGCAGTTTGTGATGAACAACATCACAAAGGCATGGTGCAAATTTACGGGTTGGTACGCCTTTCATTTTTCGTTGCTTAACGACGAGCTTTATTGGGGCGGAGCCGGATTTGTTGCGAAAGGCTGGGTGACGGGTTCAACCGGCTATGTTGATGACACCAACAACATCAACGGTCGGTGTCTCCAGGCGTTTAACTATTTTGAGACGCGAGGCGTAAAAAAGATTTTTACACGCGCCCGCCCGTCAATTTTCAGCAATGGCACCCCCGCGATCACGGTCGGAATCAATGTTGATTTTAGCATTGCTGACAACGTAGCCCCGTTGTCGTTTACGCCCCCGGTTGTAGGGTTGTGGGATAGCGGCCTATGGGATACGGCGATCTGGGGGTCTGACCTTGAGATCCAGAACAACTGGCAGGGTGTTACGGGCGTAGGGTTTTGCGGCGCGATTGCGCTTAACAGCAGTTCCAATAAGCTCAACATCCAATGGGCATCAACTGACGTAGTGTTTCAATTAGGGTGGGCGGGCATATGAGCTTGGTGGTTCGACGCGCAACAATCGAAGACTTGGCGGCTTACACCCCGATGGCCAGAAACTTCCTGGCATCAACCCCAATGGGGGAACTCATCCCATTTGATGAGGAAGCCTTTAAGGTGTTTTTCACAAATGCCATGAACAACCCTGATTTGGGCGCATGGATTGCAGAGTACGACAAAAAGGCTATTGGCGGCGCTGGAGCCCTGGCTTTCCCAATGTACTTCAACCCTGCTTATGTTTCGGTTCAAGAGATTTGGTGGTGGTTGGAGCCCGAAGCTCGAGGCAAAGGCGCGGGAAAAGCAATGTATCGCGAGATCGAGCAATGGGCAGAGAGTAAAGGCGCAAAAGCGCTAATTATGGTTGCCTTAGAAAACGGCAAAACCCACAAATTTGAACATTTGTATGCGCGGCAAGGTTTCAAACCGATGGAGCGCACCTTTTTTAGAGAGGTTGCATAAATGGCGATTTCAACGACAGCCGCTTTGCTTGGTGGTGCTGTTTTAGGCGGAACAGCGGCGGCTTTGTCGCAAAAAAAGCCATCTGCTCCGCCACCCCCAGACTATACGGGGGCAGCTCAGGCACAGGGCCAAGCTAACCTCGAGGCCGCTCGGCTCCAAGCCCGGCTTTCTAATCCCAACATTGCGGGTCCGCTTGGTGGGCAACGGGTCACGTTTGGTCGAAATGTGTTTGATCAAACCGCCTACGACAAGGCGATGGCGGATTACAACAAACAGCTCGAGGCATACAACGCAGCTCGCGCAGCGGGTCAGCCGTACACCCCGCCAACCGCCCCGAGAACCGGCTTGCCAGGGGGCGGGGTCATTGGTGGCCGATTTGATCAGGACGATCGCGTACAGCCAGGATTAGAAGACGAAGAACAAATGTTATCCGGCCGTTTCCCTGGCGCGGGTTTCGGTTTGAGATTTGATCCTGCAACGGGTATGCCAATTGCTCCGACGAAAGAGCAGTTCACAACGCAAGTCGATTTAGATACGCCATTTATTGAGCAGTATCTCAACCCCGAGGCAGAAGCAGCGATTAAGGCGCAGCAGCGGGTTCAAGAGCAATACGCTCGACTCGGCGAAAAAGCGTTTACTCAAATTGCCCCGCAGTTTGAAACACCGTTTCGGCCAGATCTTCCCGATATGGCGACCTCGATTTCGGGGTATCGCCAGATTGGCGAAGCGCCTGGACTTGCAACCGGATTCCGCACAGGTTTCCAGCGCGAAGCTTTGCCTTACGCGCCAGATCTTGGAATGTATGGTCTTGCTGCGGGAGGACCTGAAGGCGGCCAATACGGCATGGCGGCTGGTGGCCCGGCCGCTCCTGGGCAAATTGTTGGGGCAAACCTTGGCGGATTAGGCGGTGTTGGATATGGCCCGAGAGAAGGGCAATACGGTTACGCGCAGGGGTTTGTCCCAGCACAGCAGCTGCAGGAGCGGTTAGATTTACGCGGGTTGACGGCGATGCCGACCGGCGCGGGCATGACCGCCCAACAAGCCATTCTCAGCCGTTTATCGCCCGAGCTTACGCAGCGCCGAGCCGCACTCGAGAACCAGTTAGCGAACCAGGGCATTCCTCGAGGCTCTGAGGCATATCGCCAGGCAATGACAGAGCTCGCTCAACAGGAAAACGATCTTGTCACCCAGGCTGCATTACAGGGCATCAACGTCGATGCGGCAATGCGGGCGCAAGGGTTCCAGGAAGCGCAGACCCAAGCTGCTTTGCTCAACCAGGCGCGGCAAGCGACGTTTGGAATGGGCACGACGCAGCTTGGTCTTTATAACCAGGCTTTGCAGCAAAACCTGGCGCAAGGTCTATCGGTCCAGGAAGCGCAAAATCGCGCACAGGCGCAAGACTTCCAGCAGCGTTTGGCAACGGGCCAGTTTGGTCGCGAAGGGCAGCAACTGGCTTTCCAGATGGGCCAATCGGCCCAGGAAGCGCAAAACAGAGCTGTCGCGCAAAACTTTGCTCAGGCTCAAGCCGCGCAGGAAGCTCGAAATCGTGCAATCGCGCAAAACCAGGCTGCGGCGATGCAGCAGTTCCAAGCGGGTATGGCTCGCCAGGCGCAGGGCTTTGGCCAGGAGATGGATCTGACGGGCCTGTACAACCAGGCGCTTTCGGCTCAAAACCAAACCGCGTTGCAGCAGTACCAGGCAGAAATCGCCGCTCAAAATCAACAGTTCCAGCAAGCTCAGGCAGCGGCGGCATTTGCCAACGCGGCACGTCAGCAGTCGTTCCAGGAACAAGCTGCGCTACGCGCACAGCCGCTCAACGAGATCGCTGCGCTCATGAGCGGATCTCAGGTGCAGATGCCACAGTTCCAGGGTTACCAGGGCGCTTCTGTGGCCCCAACCCCGGTTTTTGCGGCACAACAAGCTGCGGCTCAGTTCGCGCAACAAAACTATGCCAACCAGGTCGCCGCGTACAACGCGCAGCAGGGTGGTCTATATGGTTTGGCGGGAGCAGGGTTGTACGGCTTGGCAGCGTCCGATCGTCGCTTAAAGTCCAATGTCATTCGCATTGGAACTCACCCGCTTGGTATTGGGATCTACGAATACGATATCGCAGGAAACCGACAGCGCGGCGTGATGGCCGACGAGCTTGAGGCGGTCATGCCAGAAGCCGTTTACACGCGGCCTGACGGGTACAAGATGGTCAATTACGGAGCAATCGCATGAATAGCCCATATCAAAGCTATACCACTCCCCCGCAAGGCATGGGTCGCGGTCAGCGATTGGCGAAGATGTTGCAGATGCAGGGCCAGAGCCAGCAAGTAAGCAACAACGCAGGGGCGCAGACCGATATGCAGTATTCACCGCCGCAGAACGCAGCGGATCTGAACGGGACTCCGCGACAGCAAAGCCGATTGTTTGCGGGTAAGCGCCCGATGGCGCGATCGCCTGGGTTGATGACTCCCCAGGGCGGACCCGATAGGAGCAATTACGATGGTGAATAATCCTTACGTTTCATTCGCAACCGAAGATCCGTATCAAAAAGCCGCTCGAGAAGCGGAGCAACGGGCACAGCTTGCGGAACTGATGAAACAACAGGCGTTTCAGCCTTTTGAAGCGCGTCCTGCCCCGATCAGTCGAACCGAAGGCATTGCGAAGTTATTGGCTGCAGCGCTCGCCGGTATGACGGAGCGTGAGCGCCGCGAATCCGCGCAGAAAGCTCGCGAGATGGATATTGAGCAAGCGACGACAGAGCTGCAGCGTATCGCGCAGCCGACTGACGAGAGCGTAGATATCCAAGAATTGCTGGGATTACCGTCAGAAGACGTGGAACGCATTAAGGGCGTACCTGGCAAGTTTGACATCACGCCGACAGCGCCGGAGTTTGAGATTTCGGATACCGGCGATGTGAGCGGGTTTAAGCCGATGGAGCTGACGACCGGCGAAACACCCGATCTTGGATTCCAGTTGCCGGAGATGACCCCGCAACAGAAGCGATCGGCTTACATTCGGATGTTGGGCGGTGGTCCGGTCAGTCAGGCATTTGGTCAGATGGGTATCGAGCAGCTCTCAAAGACTCCGCAGCTGGCGGATATTGCCGCACCGTCCGCAAAAGACTTTACGCCGGCAAGCCTTGCAAACTATCGCCGCACAGGCGATCCGTCTGTATTGGTTCGCGAAGCAGAAACGGAAAAAGGGCCAACCATTGGCACCCCAGGCTTTGAAAACTTTACGACCTCAAGCTTGCAGGAGTACCAGAAAACAGGCGATCCGACCGTATTGGTTGAAAAGCCGAAGCCGGCAAAAGAGGTCGACCAGGGCGCGGTGGATACTCGCCGTTATCGGCAAGAAGATTCGCTGCGGGCAAACTTTGACAACCGCGTTAAGCCGTATGTTGAAGAAATCGACGCAACGAGCAAAATTCTTGATGTCGCAGCTGCGGTTCCGCCTGGCAAAAGACCTGATCCGATTACGCAACAAGCATTTGTTATTCTGCTTAACAAGTTCCTTGATCCTGGCTCGGTGGTTCGCGAAGGCGAATTTGCTCGAGTGCTCGAGGCCCAAGGCGTATTTCGTCAGGCGCAAATGCTTAAAGATCGTATCGTCAAAGGCGATATTTTGGATCAACAGAGCTTGGATCAAATCACGGGATTGGCGAGGACTTACCAGGATATTGCTAACCGCAAGATTGGCCGCGTAGCAAACGAAATTGCCGATGTAGCGCGTCGTCGAAACCTCGATGTTGAGTCGGTCATTTTGAACCCGTCTTACTTGGCTCCGATGGCCCCGCTCGGCGGAGAGCGCACCTCGACCTCAGTTCCGCGTAACCCGAGAAGGCCGCGTATTCCTGGGTCATCAACCGGCACACCGCCCGCGGTTGATGTAAGCAGCGCCAATGACATCGTGAGGGGAGGTCGCTAATGGATGACTTGTTACCCTTCCAGGAGTATTCGGATTGGTTGAGCAAGAATCGCGATAAGCGCGGCACCCCCGAATACGAAACAGTTACGCGAGCGGCGATGGAAGCGTATCGCCTGGAGAAACAGGCATCGCTTCCTGGTCGTATCGCAATGGGCGCGGGCGACGTATCGCTTGGGATCGCTCAAATGATTCCGCGAGCTGCGGAGTTTGTGACCTCGGGTGCGGGGTACTTTCCGAATCCGGTCAGCGAAACGGTTGGCAAAGGCCGCGAGTGGTTTGAAGGCAAACTGCGCGAGCGCGAACAGGAGTATCAGGCCGGTCGTCGTTTGCGCGGTAACGCACCGGAGGATCTTGACCTAGTACGCGGAACGAGCCAGGTGCTAAACCCGGCCGCTGTATCGCTCGCTCGAGTGATTCCAGCGGCTACGACGATCCCTGGCAGGGTTGCTACGGGTACGGTTGCGGGCGGCGTGGGCGGCTTGACACAGCCTGTAACGAGCGAAGAAGGGCAAGCCGATTATGCAACCCAGAAGGCGATCCAAACGGGAACGGGCGCAGCGGTGGGCGCTGTCGTACAGCCGACCCTTGGCGTGGCCATTGAAAAGCTCGGGCCAAAGATTGCTAATTTCCTTGCGAAGCAGGGTCCGCGACTTGCAAATTTGATGCGCGGTGGCGGCGAACCCTCGGCGGAATTCAATTACGGTTTTTATGCTCGCCAGGCAGTCGATGACACCCTGGGCGAAATTGACGCAACCCCAGAATCCCTGGGACGTTCACAGTATGAGGGATTGGTGCGCCAGGTTGAGGAAAGCCTCCGCACCGGCAAGCCGCTCGATATCGCTGCGGTGGCGCGTCAACGTGACTTTGAGCGCCTCGGAATGCAGCCGACGCTCGGCCAGATCACTCGAGATCCGCGTCAATACGCTCAAGAGCGCAACCTGGCCCAAGTCCAGGAGATTGGTGATCCGTTACTGCAGCGCCTCCAGCAGCAATCAGGGACGCTCCAGGAGCGCCTGGGATCGTTTGCTCGAGGGGCAGAGGATGAACAGGTAGCGGGTGTCACTTTGGGAACCCAGCTGCGAGATATCGACCAGCGACTCGGTGCCCAGGTAGGCGAGCTGTATCGCCAGGCTCGAGAGTCTACAGGGCGGACGGTAGAGATCCCGACAGGCGGTTTCGCCTCGGATATCGGGAAGATCATGCAGGACTATCGTGGGCGTATTCCGCCCGCAATCGTTACTCGGTTAAACGAATACGGTTTTCTGGGCCCAAAACAGACCAAGGTATTTGACTTTGGCGAAGCGGATAATTTCATTCAGCTGATAAACCAGTATTTTGGCGAAAACCCGGCAACAGACTCTGCGCTAAAAGCCATTCGTAGGTCGGTCCAGACGGCGATTGAAAAGGCTCCCATGACCGATGCGTTTGCCCCTGCTCGCCTGGCTGCGTCTCAGCGGTTCAAGCTGCAGGAGCGTTTGCCCGCCCTCGAGGAAGCCATCAGCAACCCCCGCGGCGATGAACAGCTGGTCCAGAAGTTCATCATTCGCGGTAACGCAAAAGACGTAAATGCTTTAGCAGAGTTCCTCAGAGCCAATAGCCCTGAGCTGTATGACCAGATGAAGCTGCAGCTCGGGCAGTACATCCAGCGAGCAGCATTTGGTGAGAACGTCGCGGGCGACAAAGCGGTGGGCGCAGAGAGCCTGGCTCGAGCGATCCGTCAGCTCGGTGGCCGGCAAAAGCTCAAAGCATTTTTTACCGACGAGGAGATCCTGGACCTCGAGGCCGCATCTCGAGTGGCCGGTTACATGGTGAGCCCGCCCGCTTTCTCTCCGGTCAATTACTCGGGCTCGGGCGCAGCGTTTTTCAACCTGGCACAACAAGTCCCTGGGATTGGTGAACGCGCCACCCTTCTTCGCAACATTACTCGACCGTACATTCAACAGAGAGCCGTAGAGGAAGCGCTAAGAGCTGCGCCAGGCCGACAGCCTGGGCCGACGAATGAAGCTGCTCGACGGGCTGCTATCCTTGCAACGATGGGCACAGCGGGCAACGTCCCGCCGCGCTAACTAGGAGATCACGATGTCTTACAATGGTTCCGGTACGTTCCTTATCAACACCGCGGGTCAGCCGGTCGTATCCGGCACCGTCATTTCGTCAACGGCATTTAATGCTCTGACGGCAGATCTCGCGACGGGCCTCTCGACGGCGATTACGAAAGACGGTCAGACCACCGTTACCGCCAACATCCCGATGGCGAACTTCAAGTTCACGGGCCTTGGCGCGGGGTCTGGTGCAGCCGACTCGGCGAACTTGTCACAGGTTCAGTCCACGGTGGTCAAACTCCTCGCCTCCGTCTCTGGCACCGACACCATCACGGCAGTCGGATCGCCCACGGTCGCGGCCTACGCTGCGGGTCAGATGTTCTATTTCGTCGCAGCCGGTGACAACACGGGCGCGGTCACGATCAACATTGACTCCCTCGGCGCAAAGGCGGTGACCCGTGACGGCTCGGTAGCCCTTGCAGCGGGCGACATCAAGAGCGGTGAGGTGGTGGTAATCGTCTATGACGGCACCCGCTTCCAAGTCGTCTCGCAGTTAAACAGCAGCGGTGATGCCCGCTTTGCCAACGTCTCCATCGCCTCGGCGCTGAACGTCGGTGGTGTGGCAACGGTTACGGGTGGCGCTGTCCTCAACGGCGGCGTAGTCATTAACGAGCCGGGTGCGGATGTTGACTTCCGCGTAGAAGGCGACACCGACGCGAATCTGATCTTTGCGGATGCGAGTACGGATCGGGTGGGTATTGGCACGAATGCTCCAGATGCACCGCTTCACATTGCAAAAACCTCTGCAACAGACGGAATCGTAGCCAATTTTCAAAACCAGACTACTGGCGCATTGATTCAGTTGGCGTGTCCGGGTGTTGCAAACTTGCGATTTGGTGCGCCGAACGCTGATGCTTTTGTTTGGCAAACTTTTGGCTCTGGGTCTTATCCAGAGCGTATGCGGCTTGATAGCGCCGGCAACCTCGGTCTGGGCGTAACGCCGAGTGCGTGGAGTGGGTATGGCGTACCGGTTTTTGAAATGCCGGGAAGCGGAACAATTGTCACACAAAATCAAGTCGCCACTTTTGGTGCTAACTGGTATTACTCTGGCAGTAACTTCATTTACAAAACCTCGGCAGCGGCGACTTACTATAATCAAAACGCTGGCGCACACCGCTGGTTCACCGCAGCCTCCGGCACCGCAGGCGGGACAATAAGTTTCACGCAGGCCATGACGCTGACGGCGGCGGGTGATTTGGCGCTTGGCACGACAACCGCTGATGTTTTTTCTCAAGGATATGCAAGAAATTCAACCGTTTCAGTAACTGGCGGAGGCACAACAGCAGCAGTAAACATTACTGGCGGGGCAGCATCACGTTTAGTTTTGGGCATTGGGTCAACGCGGTATGGTCAAATTTATCAAGACAGTTCCAATTTCATGGAAATTGCGACACTCGCCGCTTTGCCAATTGTATTTTCGCCCAACAGCACCGAGCGCGCTAGGCTGACCAGCGGGGGGATTTTTTTAATTGGAACTGGAACGGCCTCTGCTGGACTTGGGGCGGGGGGTCTTGAGGTAACAGACCGAATTGCGGTTGGCACGGGCAGCGTAGGAACCCCAGCAATTCATTTTGTTGGTGACAGCAACACGGGATTTTATACACCTGCTGCTGACACAATTGGATTTTCTACTGGTGGCTCCGAACGCGCTAGGCTGACCAGCGGGGGG